GACAGTAAGTTTGACTGCATTTTATCTTGTTTTAACTTAATTCAAAATTACTCAACTGAATTTTTGAAATCTCAAAAACCCAGTGTTTAAGCCACTTTTAAGGCATTTTAAGTAATTTTGATAAAAAATAAAAGGTGGTTAAAAAACCACCTTTTTTGGTCGAGGTGACAGGACTTGAACCTGCGGCATCTTGGTCCCAAACCACTTAATAAATGTGTGAAAAGCTTAGTGTTTATCGGACTTTTCAAGTTCAGTTGCCTAACATTTGCCTTGCATTTATTTTTTAGCTTATTTTACGATTGAGAAAATCATCAAGTTTTTTCGCAGGTGCTTCAGTATCATCTTGCATTAAATGCGTGTAAATGTTCAAAGTGGTTTCGGGCTTGGTATGCCCTAACTGGTGTTGAATGTAGAGAATATCATAGCCCGAATAGAAAAGATTTGTTGCGTGGGTGTGTCTAAGACAATGAGCTGTAAACGGTTCTATGACCTGCGGAATACCGTCGGGGCAGTATTTACTGCGTGGAGCAATGCCGACAATTTTGCCTTGCTGTGAATTGAATGCTTCGAGGTTTAGGCAATTGATGTAACTCTCCCACAATCTCCGCCACGCTGAATTTGTCATAAGTTTGCCTTTGGTGGTTGTGACTACATAATCAAATGGGGAGTGGGGTGCAAGGCTTTTCAGATAGTCTGACAGAACGGTCGGAATATCAACCTTGCGGACACCTGCTTCTGTTTTCGCTCCTGCTTGTATATAAGAATTGTTTCCGTCAAGAACCAAAGTCTGATGAACATTTATTTTGTTGCGTTTCAAGTCAATATCTGCCCATTGCAAGCCGAGGCATTCACCTCTTCGTAGTCCTGCAAGCAACATAATCATTGCCGGCAATCTTCCTCTGTGCGGAGTGTTGATTATTAGCTTTTGCTCTTCGGGTGACAAAGCTCTGCGCTCTTTCTTTTTTGCCGCATTCTTAGATATTTTGACATATTTCAGTGGGTTGAAGTCGATAGCTCGGTTTTCAATAGCGTACTCAAACACTCGGCTTGCAGTTGCGATGAACTCTTTCAGCGACTTTTTCGCTGTTGGTTTGCCTGTTGTAGGGTTCTTAGCGGCTAAGTCAAACACGATTTCCTGAAAATCGGCAATTGTCAGCTTGTTGATTTTACAATGCTCAAGTTCTGCAAAATGTTTGAGATACCGTTCAAGCGTTTTGTATTGTTGCGGTGTTTGCAGTGACCTCTGAACTGACAGCCAGCGTTTTTTCCAACAGCCGTATGTATCATCGGAAGAGATGTCTATGCCTTTGCCGAGTTTTTGTTTTAATTCGGCGGCAAGCGTTTCAACCTCTTTTCGTGATGTGCCGCATACGGATTTGTACTTTCGTTTACCGTTTTCATCCCGACCGATATAGATGTTCTTCTGATAGCGACCGTCTTTTCGTTTTTTCATAATGTAATACACTCCTTTTGCTTTAAAAAGGGTGCAAAAATCCCCTGATATTCAATGCTTGAAAATTTCAGGGGATTGTGGTACAATATCATTGCTTTTAGTAGTATCACTGCACCCTCCGTGTGGTGGTTTCCGCTCTGACTTGCGCCAACAGGTCAGGGCGGTTTTTATTTTTATTTTAATTTTTATTTGCTATGAGCATTTTAACCTTTGCATTATAACTTACTTTATCGTTCTCATCGTAATGTTCACCAATTGTAAAATCGTTAATGCCAAGAATTCGCTCTTGATTTTCTTTAACAAAAGCTACATCTTCTATATGGAGATTGCCGACATCTAAACCGTTGACAAGCACCTTGATTGCAGGCTCGCCTTTATAATCGTATTCCTGTAACTGCACATTAAGCACTTTGCCTGCTTTTTTGTCGGTTTTGAGTTGTTTAAGTAACTTCTGCCTGCCCTGAAAGGTAACACCTGCAACTTTAAAAACTTTCGTGTGCGACTTGCCCGATTCCGGTTGCATCGCAGGAGTTTTTACCTCTGATTTTGGCTTTTTAAATAATTTTGATAATAATCCCATAATAACCTCCTCATTGACACATAATGTCAAATATTATATAATAATATTCGAGGAGTTCCTACTTCTCTAATCCTTATTTTGACCGCTCACAGTTCCCGCTGTGGGGGGTTTTTCTTTTTGTTGATAAAATCTGCAAATTGTTCTTTCACCTGTCTTTCAAGAGGGTGCAGATAAAAGGCGTTTCTGCGTTCGAGCTCTGCCATTCGTTCAGCCCTGTAGGTTGCCGCCTCAAAGCTAATGTCACATAAATTTGCAATTGCAGCGGCATTTGTTGCGTGTAGCTCATGGAGTACGCAAGCCGGAGCCAACAAATCTCGAGCAAATACATTTGCTGAATGTTCGGCATCGTCGGTTGTTGCAAATCCGTTGCCGTTTTCCTTAAACAAGTGACCTAAAAATATATGACCGAGTTCATGCGCAATTGTAAATCTACATCGCTGAGGGGATTGCTCATCAGCATAGACGATGTACAACTTATCATCTTGCATCAAAGTTATTCCACTCTCATTTTGGTGTAGCAGATTGACCGCCGAATTTTTTAATAAAACAATGTCGGTTTGATTAGCTATTCGGCTTACCTTAACAGGTAGGCTATCTATATTATAATCAATCAAACATTGCCAAGAGGCATTGCGTGCCTGTTTGTATTTACCATAATTCAAGTTTTACCACCTCGTAGGTATTGTAACCTATGAGGTGTTTTTTATTATGTAATGCTTATAAGTCTGTATCGTCAGGCTCAAACTTACTGAGATCAGGAAGATTAACTATTTCAATAGGTTGATTGTTGCCGTCACTTCGTGCGGCTTTAACCGTTGGTATCAAAATTTCATCTTCCACACCAAGCAATTTATCAACCGCAGGTTGCATATCAACTTTATTACGATAAGCAATCATAACTTTCTTTTCGTGAGCACTTAGAGAGAAATCGTTATGTTCTTCAATTTTTGATCTATTAGGCGATATATCAAAACCCATTAGCCAAGCTTCATTTACATTTAATGCAAGACCAAGAATAAACAATTTATTTTGTCCGGGTTCAACTTTTCCACTAACATACTGACTTAAATCGTTTTTGTTTAATTTAACACCGTATGCTTCGCAAAAAGGCTTTGCCATATTTAGAATATCAATTTGCTTCAGATTTCTTTCTGACATTATTTGCTTTAATCGGTACGAGGTACTGTATTTTTTCAACTGTATCGCCTCTCTTTGTTTGAATTGTAACACAACTTGAACAAAAGTTCAATAGTTTAATGAAAAAAAGTTCAATTTTTTTGAATTTTAGTATTGACAAGCAAAATATAATGTGTTAAATTGTAATTGTTCAAAGATATTGAACTCCAAGGAGGTGATTTAATGCCATTTGATTACAGTAAGTTAGAGGGATTAGTTAAAGAAAAGTGCCGTACACGCATGAACTTTGCAAAAGAAATGGGGCTGTCAGAACGTAGTATATCTTTAAAAATGAACGGCAAAGTACAATGGAAGCAGAGTGAAATTTGTAAAGCGTGTACGATTTTGCAAATTGACAATGCAAACATACCAGAATATTTTTTTAATTTAGAGGTTCAATTGCATTGAACATTGCCGCCTTATTATCTCAGAAAGGAATGATAAAAATGGATTTAAAGCCGTGTCGGGTTTGTGGTCGGAAACCGATAATTGAACATTGGAGCAGTGGCGGAATAATGTATATGGTTAAATGTAATAACCCTGATTGTCCTGTCCCTGTGAATAGCTATCCGACAGGAAGAAATTTAAACGATGTAGAAGATGAATGGAACAAGAGGTCTGATAATGACAAACTTTGAAAAAATCGGCACTTGTACGATCAATATAGATTTGAGGTGAAGAAGATGAATGAATTAAAAAAAATCCCTACCGCTCAGTTGGTAGAAGAGCTGAGCAATAGGGAAGATGTAGATAGTTATACAGCCACCGAATCGTATGGTGTATTATTACACAAAGCAAAGAATGTGGATAAAAGATATCCTGTGGGAACAGTTGTGTTGTTTGTTAATCCACAGGGTAGGTGTTCTGAGTGATGTATTTAATATAGTCTCTGTAAAAATCATCAAAAGCAACAATTGTATTATCATCGGCATTTTTTTCAAGATAATCAAGCATTACAAATTTGCAAACGCTCTCAGGAAAATTATTGTCGGCGATTATGTCATTAGCTGTGTTGTATGTAACATCACTACCGATAACAACTTGTTTGCTTAACCATTTTTTAAAGCTCAGCACAATGCACACCTCACTTTCATTATATAGTGTAATGAATTGCGGTTCATCACTACATATAGTATATCATAGAAAGTTGGTGAAATCAATGCACATCAATGAATTTGCTGAAATCTTGCTTAAAAGCAGGAAACAGAAAGGTCTTTCACAAAGCGAGCTTGCTAAGAAATCAGGCTTTACTAAAAGAGCTATTCAGTATTGGGAGAAAGGCAAAAAGAGTATTTCTCTTGAAAATGCCGACAGGCTCTTAACGGCTTTGAGTGTAGAAATCAAGATAGGTAAAACAGAAAGCAGGTGAGAAAATGGCAAAACTTAAACTTATTGACACAAAGGACAAGTTTCTTCTTGAAATTGACGGAACAGAAATTCCGTATGTTACAAGCTATCAGATAACACGAACGGTCAGCAAGGTTGTACTGCTCAAACTGGCACTCAGCGTAGCTGATGTTGAATCAGTCGAAATCGTTTCAGACAAAATTACCAACGAAAAATAGGAGGTGTACATATGCCGAGAGAAAGACCTATCATCAATTGGGATGAAGTGCCGGTGATAATTGATGTGCCGTATGTGGCACGGTTGCTTGCACTTAATGTTGATTACACAACACGGCTCGCACAAAGGGGCATTCTTCCTGCCCACAAAATCGGAAAGCTTTGGCGATTTGATAAGGAAGAAATCAGACAATACATAAAGGAGCATTAACAAATGTGGCATTTAAGAAACTACCCGACACGCAGAAAACTGCTCAAAGATGTTAAGGAGTTAAGAGAAGAAAACAAAAATCTCAAAAATGAGTTAAAAAAAGCTCGCCTTGATAAATCCCAAACCGAAGAAAATTACACAAACGCTCGATATGCATTAGGAGGTTATAAAAACGAGAACACTAAACTCTGTGAAAAACTTTCAATGTATGAATCAGCAAAGGCAAAAACATATGGTTTTGAATGTGTGGGGGTTGAGAAGTGATGAAAAGACCGTGCAATGCTCCCGTCACTATTGAAGGCTGGTCAATGAAATGCAGTAGTCATAATTACATTACTTTATATTACAACGGTAAGTTTGTCCGCTGTTTTGATAACGATCTGTATAACGAAGATCCGCTGAAAGATGAATATTACGCAGAACACATTATTAACGCCATCGAAAAAAGAACAGGAATGAAAATCACCAACATTCCGATAGTTGGAACAGCTGAAGATTTTGACGGATTAAGATTTTTAAACGGCGGTTTTAAAAAAGGTGCCGATTGGTTGTTAAATGACAAAGAAAAAGACCGTTGACTGCTCGCAACAATCAACGGTCCGCAAATAAAAGGCTATTTGCAATCTAACTAATATTATCATAGCAAATAACCTTGCAAAAATCAAGGAGTTTATAAAAATGGAAAGAAAATCTAAATTACAGATGATAGCAGTGGACAAACTGCACCCACATCCACAGAACCCTCGAAAGGTTATCGGCGATGTGACGGAGCTTGCGGAATCTATCAAGGCGAACGGAATTTTGCAGAACCTTACTGTTGTACCAAACAATGACAATTGGGACGATAAGTCGGATTTTACCGTTGTTATCGGTCACAGAAGATTAGCAGCGGCAAAGCAGGCAGGATTGACTGAACTGCCGTGCGCGGTCGTTGAGATGACAGAGAAAGAACAGCTTTCAACAATGCTTACTGAAAATATGCAAAGGTCAGACTTGACTGTATACGAAGAGGCTAAGGGCTGTCAGCTATTGCTCGACCTCGGTGATACGGTCGCAGAGGTTGCCGAAAAGACAGGCTTTTCAGAAAGCAAAATAAGGCGGAGAGTAAAACTCTGTGAGCTTGATGAAGAAGCTTTCAAAGAGAGCCAAATCCGACAGCCAACCTTGCAGGATTATGACAGGCTGAATCAGATTAAGGATATTGAAGTAAGAAACGAATTGCTCAAATCAATCGGAACGAATAATTTTGACAATCTTTTGTATTCTGCTGTTAAAAAGCAGGAGACAGACGAAGAAAAAGAAAAAATTGAAAAGCTCTGTCTTGAACATGGGATGACTAAAGTGCAGAAATACAGAGATATTCCAAGCAACTACAAATATACGGGAATTTTTGCACTCAAAAATTTGATTGGTAAAGACTTTGCGGACGGCAGGAAAAGATATTTTTATTTTGCTTACGGCTCAAATGTCTACATTTACGCAGAGGCTTTAGAAAAGCAGGAAAAGAACGATGCCGAAGAAGAAAAGCGAAAGCTTGAAGAGCAGAGATGGGATGAGCTTGTTGAACAGGCGGAAGAAATAGACGAACGCTGTGAGACTCTCAGAAGATGCTTTATGCTTAATACAAATTTCAATGACAGCAACAAGCAGCAGGAGCTTGTGAAATTTATAGTCGCCCAAGTGGCGACAGGCGTCAGTAACAAGGCATACAGATTTGGCGAAGTAGTCGAGAATCAAGATGATGAAAACACGGACAGCTACATCAACGAACACTGGAGCGATAACAGCGGTAGAATGCTTATGGCGACGGCATACGCTTTGTGCCAAAGAAGTTATGAAAAATTAAGCTTTATTTATGTAGGATATAACAGCAAAACGATCAGCCGAAAAAACAGCCCGGATTTAAACAAATTTTATGCTTTGCTTTGTAAACTCGGCTATGTGATGAGTGACGAGGAAATTCAGCTCCGTGACGGCACACATCCGATTTTTACAACAGGTGAATTAAAATAAACTAAATAAGTTAATCACACAACTGCACTTGTGAGATTATAAATTCCCTCTTTTGATAAATTAATACATACCTATCTACTTTCTTTCAGTAATACCGATTCGGGCAGGTGCAGATGCCCGAATTAATTAATCAATAACAAGCTCTGCACAGCTTGTTATCTGAAACTCGTTTACTCCTCTTTAAATAAATTCTGACATTGAAAGCGGAGCAGGTGCAGATGGTCCGCTTTAGGTGAAGAAAATGGCATCAATCAAAGTTAAATCCGAATACAAAGAACTTGTTAAATTATTCAACCAATTGTCCGGATCAAGGTCATTGTGGCAAGTGTTCAACGATTGCATAGAAATGTTTGCGCTAAGCATTCAGAATACTTTTTGCTTTGGTCAAACATTTGAAAAAAACGAAAATCGCTATAAAGACATCACCAAAAATTATAGTGAAAGCGAAATTGAAACAATTGTAAAAATTTTCGCCGAGATAACTAATGCACTCGAAGCAAATCCATTTCAAGATTTTTTGGGAGATTTGTATATGCAACTTGATATGGGAAGCAGCGCTCTTGGACAATTTTTCACGCCGTACACCGTATCTTATGCAATGGCGGAAAGCTCGTTTGACGAGAAAAATGCAAAAGCTGAATTATCCAAAAAAGGATATATCTCGGTTCTTGAGCCTACGGTCGGTGGCGGAGCAAATGTAATTGCGTTTTGTGAGGTGCTGAAAAATCATGACATCAATTATCAAACACAATGTGTCATTGTCTGCCAGGAGCTCAGCAAATCAACTGCTCTGATGTGCTATACAGCACTGTCGCTGATAGGTTGTGCAGCGGTGGTTAAAATTGGAGATAGTTTGAGTGATCCATATACGAACTATTTTGCTGAGTGTTCTAAAGGTGCTGAAATTTGGACAACTCCAATGTTTCACATTCAAAACTGTTATAAGAAGGTATGAATCTATGCAAGAAGAGGCGCTTTTACAAATCATTAAAAAACAGCTTAATGAGATCGTAAGGTGGTAGATTTACAAAATGTCGAGGCAAAATAAAACATGGACGGCCGATGAAATAGATTATCTTATTTCTTCTTGGGGCAACGTTAATATGGCCACTATAACAAAACACCTTGATAGATCCGAATGTGCGATAAGGCTAAAAGCCGGTAAGTTAAACTTAGGACCTTTCTTGACTAATGGCTATAGATACATCACAATAAGCAATCTTTATAAACTCATTCGTCCAAACACTTCTGCCAGTTATCTAAAAACATCGTGGGTAAAAAATAGGAATCTGCCTACTCACAACATTTCAAGAAGTTCAAAAACAAATTTCATCGTTGTTTACATAGATGAATTTTGGATGTGGGCAGAGAAAAATCAATATTTTTTAGATTTTTCGAAACTTGAAAGATATCAATTAGGACCTGAACCCGATTGGGTAAGCCCAAAACGAGAGGCAGACATATTAAGGAACAGTTTTATTAAAGCAACTCCGTGGACAAACAGAGAAGATAACCTTCTCAAAGAATTGCTTGTAAAGCAAAAGTATGGTTACAAAGAACTATCACAAATATTGTGCCGGAGCGAAGGAGCTATACAGCGCAGAATTAATGACCTAAACATCAAATACCGTCCTGTAAAAGCTGATAACCATCAAAAATGGGCTGAATCTGAATACACTTTACTTGGCGAAATGATTAAATGCGGAAGCAAATATGAAGAAATATCCAACAGAATCGGTCGATCAGTTAAGGCTATCAGAGGACGTGTGTTCGATAAGTATCTCACGGAAAATCTTGATAAAGTGCGAAATTATATAGGCAACGGAAACTTTGGAGACGGAACGCCTGACAAGCCGTTAAAATACAAGCGACTTATGTCGGACGAAGAAAAAAACAAAGCTAATCTATTGTTATCAATCATCGCAGGAGATTTACTTTGTGTTGCAAAAACGAACTCAAATGTTGATGAGGAATACAGTGAATATTGGCAAAAGGATATGTGCTTGAATTGGAGCAATATCAAAGGCTGTATTGCATGCGAAAAAGATTGCGACAGTTGCACATCGTTTAAAAGAATACCCGTACAACATTGTAAGCGTTGCGGAAAAGATTTTTTTGAACGAAAAAACGCTGACTTTTGTAGTGATTGCAGGTCAGCTCGCCTATATCAAGCACGAAAAAAATATGCAATCCTTCATCAAAAGCAAAGTCGAAAGTAAAGAAGGTGTATCTATGGATGATAAAACAGAATTCGTACGAATGGTAACAACACAATGCCTAAAGTATATGTCTGTGAATGAAGCAAACAAGGTTGAGCAAATTTTGTCAGTCTTGTTGACAAAATATTCTCTAAAAAAAGAAACCTACGCTTTATCCACCGAAACAGTTACTCCTAATCAAAAATTAGTAAATACTTTTTTAGCCATTAAAAAAATTAGTGGTTTAACTGACAAAAGTCTAAAAGCTTATAACAATGAAATACAAATGATGCTTAAAGCAATAAATAAGCCTATCGCAGACATTAAGGTTAATGATATTCGTGCATACCTTGCTTTTGAACAATTAAATAAAAATGTATCAAACAGTTATCTTGATACAAAATTAAGATACTTAAAATCATTTTTTAAAACACTGAGAATTGAAGGCTACATACCAAATGATCCGGCAGAAAAAATCACAAAAATAAAAGCTGAAAAGGTAATCAGAAAGCCGTTTACACCGATTGAAACCGAAAAAATCAGAGATGCTGCCGGAAAAGATTTGAGGTTGAAGGCAATCATAGAATTTCTATTATCGACAGGATGCCGAGTTACAGAAGTGGAAAATGCAAATCGCAGTGACATTAAAGATGATAAACTGATTATCACAGGCAAGGGTAACAAGCAAAGATACGTATATCTTAATGCACAAGCAAAACTTGCTTTGGAAAAATACGAAAATACGAGGTCAGACACCAACAATGCTTTGTTCGTTAGTAAAGTTAAAATAAAAGGTGAATACAAAAGGCTTGAAAAAGGACAAATAGAAAATATCATTCGTGAGCTTGGTAGAAACATCGGAATTGAAAATTGTCACCCACATAGATTCAGAAGAACCATGGCTACCGATGCCCTTAGAGCCGGTATGCCAATTGAACAAGTATCACTAATGCTTGGCCACGAAGAACTGACTACAACACAAATATACGCAAGATCTGATGAATCTGATGTTTATCAGGCACATCAAAAATATGTTAGATAAATAGGAGTGATAATATTGGCATTCCCCGAAAAATTAAAAGCGTTAAGGCTTCAACATAAATTAACGCAGGAAGAATTAGGTGAAAAGCTCTGTTTGAGCAGAACAAGTATATCTTACTATGAGCAGGGAAAATTTGAACCTGATATTAATACCATAATAGCTGTATCAGATTTATTTAAAATTTCGATAGATAAACTGTTGAAATGAGGCGTGACAATGAAAATAAAAAAAGCATTCGACATATGCAAGAAAAATAAAATTATTTCCATTTTCGGCAACGAAAAAGGCGAGCAATGGCTGTCAGACGGCTATGCAGTCTATCCTATTTTCGGCTTGCCGGAACTCAATGAAGATTACATATGCAAACTCTATGACATCAACGATGCGCAGAGAGATAAGATTAGATTTACAATCAGTCAAACCAAGCCGTTGATTGATGTTGAGGATTGTTCGGCGGATGAAACACCGGCTGAAATGTGGGATATAAGCATTATATACGACGGTAAAGTAATGCTCCCAATTAGCACCGCAGAGGGCTTAATGTTTATTGACAGAGTATATCTTAATCCTTTTGTGGATATGCCAAACGAAACAATGGCACTTGCACTGCGTAAGGACTTCAAAGGTACTCCCTATTTTGCCGTTAAATTCGGAATGATTGCATACGGCTTTATATGTGCTTATGAAATTGTTGATGAAGATTTTGTGAGACAATTGAAATCATTATACATTGAAAGCGATATGATTTTGAAAAACAAGAAAGGATGACCTGCCGATGAAGCAGTATGAAGCTGACCAACAGCGGAAGTTATTTCAATGGACGACTTTCATCAGAACCAAATATCCCGAAATTGATTTGATGTTCCACATTCCGAACGGTGGGAGCAGGAATAAGCTCGAAGCGGCCAACCTTAAAAAGCAAGGGGTAAAGGCAGGTGTGCCGGATTTGTTTTTACCGGTTGGCCGTGGAAGCTATCACGGTCTGTTCATCGAATTAAAATACGGCAAAAATAAGCCGACTGAAAAACAAACCGAATGGCTTAAAAGCCTTAATGAACAAGGCTACGCTGTCGCTGTATGTTATGGTTGCAACGAGGCAAGCGAAAAAATATTAAAGTATTTGAAATTAGGTGAAATAAATGAGTGAAGAAAAAAAGAAACGAGGTCGCAAGAAGAAACTCGACCGAATAGACAGGATGTGTCTTTACTGTTCTGATTACAACGCAAAGCACGGCACAAACTACAGCTACGGAGAATTTGTAGCGCAAATCGCCGCAAGAAAAATTAAACCGCTCGGTTTGTACGATTACGCAAATTAGGAGGAAAAGAAAATGACTAACTTTGAAAAAATCAAATCAATGAGTAAAGAGCAAATGACACATTTTATGCTTGATATTATGCTTGATACATTAAATAACAATGTTTGCGGTTATTGTGAAAATTGTGATGCTCCCTGTCTTGAAAATGAAGAAATTATTAGAAAATGGCTTGAAAGTGAGGCAAGCAACAATGGCTGAATCCAAAAAAACAGTTGCAGCGGAAATACAGGACAAGCCGACAGCACCGGCAGAAACATTATCAGAGCTTGACAAGCTCGTTGTTGCATTTATCGACGGTGCTCTTGACGTTAATGAAATCAATAAACTTGATATATTCAACAGATGGCTTGTTCTGTCAATGTCCGCAGTGTATAGCTGTACGAAAATAGGCTTGCTATCCGCTAAATCTTGTGTCAAAGCTAAATACAAATTGTTGCAAGAATATCGCAGATTTAGAATCGGCACATTTTTCGCCGAAAAAGAACATATCGAGTGGATTAAACGCACAAGAGAGACCTCATGCAAACTAACGGAACTGTCAAAGGCAATTGCTGAACACGATCCGAAAGTGTTGTCAATAGCTTTACAAATCATCGACTTGCTGACAAAGCAGGATATTTACAACAAACTTTTTATTTTATCGGAAAAATCAGAAACATATAAAGCAGATTGCTTAAAAGCGTTGACCAAAAATGATACAGCATTTTTGGACGAGTTTGGAAACATACCGTTTGTAGATTTGCTTTTTAAGTTTTATAAATCGGCAGAAGAAACGAGAGCAACGGAAATTTTCAAAGAATTGGATGCAGACAACATTAGAACCGTAGCCTGTCATGTGCCGGTTAAGTCGGACGATTGTCAAGGAATCGCCAAAAGCTACAAAGAATGTTTTGACATCTAAACACGGCAACATCCTTACCGTATGCAAAATCTAAAAAAACAAAATGTAAAAAGTAAATTTTCATATTTAAAAACAGTCAAATGACGACTTCTTCTTTTGATTGTTTTTAGTTGTTACAAAAAATGCACCAAAAATTAAACACACAATTGCAGCGGCAAGGTTGCACAGAGCAGTAGTTCGGTGGTCAGACGGACTACTGCATATTTATATCATCTGACTTTTTTAATACGATAACAGAATAATAAATAGTCACAAAAAAGGAGTTGAGATACTCCTTTAATAGCCCGCTCAAGGAATTAATTAAGTGACCGTTTTAGTTTTTACATATATAATAAAGGATTAAATATGTTTACATACAAAGCCGAAATTAAATCAGGCCCTTTGCTTGAGGTTAAATATTACAAGTCCATTCGCAAACGTAATAAGAAAAATCTTGCTCGGCAAATCAATGAATCCCGAACAAACGAAAAGCAAGCCAAAGCAAACCGTATCAGAGGAGAACAACACACACAGAGGCTTATCCTTTGCAACTTCTCTGAGGGCGACTGGTTCGCAAGGTTCTCCGCTCCGTTTGGTGAGTTTACCGAAGATGAGTTTGAAAAAGTTGTCTCGAATTTTTTCAAGCGTATCAAACGCAGGACAGATAAGAAACAAATCAAGTTCAAGTACATCGGATACTGTGAGTGTGGCAAGCTCGGAAAAAATTGGCATTTGCATATTGTGATTGAGAATTGCGTGCGTGAAATATTAACGGAATGCTGGTCATGGAAAAACGGTATAAATTTCACTCCGCTATACCAAGACGGCAATTATGCTGACCTTGCAAAATACATTCGCAAAGATGTCAGCGGAAAGAAAAGATTAAAAACATCAAGAAATCTAACGAAGCCCGAAGTCAAAGTCACCGAGGGCAAGAAAAGAGAATATCGAAAGCTTGAACGAGGAGAAGCTCTGCCTTGCCCTGAGGGATATTATTTCTGCAAAGATGAAATGTGGATAAACGATTTCACAGGTGCGACTTTTCACTTTACATATTTGGCCAATGCTCACAAGCATAAGAAATTCGGAGGTGCAAGAATTTGAGAGATTCAACGAAAGATTATACGATTGCGCAATTCAGGTCATATGCTGCTCTCGGCTGTCCGAGCAAAGCACAAATCATTTCTGACAAAACAATGCATCAAGCACTGCGACTTGACTTGCTTGCCGTGATAGACACATTAAATGCCTTGACGAACAGCGGAAAAGACTACATCTGTCAGGCTGTATGTGCTGTTTATTTTCCTGCACCGACAGAAGAATTAAAAAAAGGTGAAATCAATTCGAGGGTAATGAGATGTGCTCTTGAAAACTACACGGACGAGCGAACTGTGTGGCGCTGGCTGAAAGAGGCAAGATTACTTTGTGCCAACCTTCGAGGGTTGAACACAGGCTATTTGTACAACTTGCACAAATAAAGATGTCAGTAGAGAAAGCAGTTGAGGGTTTATACTTAGAGTATGAAAGACTATGCAAAATCTTTTTACTTATCGCAATCTTGGAGAGCTTGCAGAGATGCTTATTTCCGTAAGCAAAGCGGAGTGTGTGAGCGTTGTGGTAATGCAGGCGACATAGTTCACCACAAATGCTACATCAATCCTGACAACATCAACAATCCAAAGATAACTCTGAACTTCGACAATCTCGAATTGCTCTGTCAGGATTGTCACAACAAAGAACATATGTCAAAAGGCAAAAAGAAAAATAATACTCGCTACTCTGTCGATGACGAAGGAAACATACTACCCCCCCACCTCAAAAAATAATATATCCCCCTGAGAACCGAAGGGAGGGACTTAATTTTTCCTCTCTCGTGTGTGCGTGCGTGAAGGGGGGTGAAAGGAGTGATTTTGTGGAAGATGAAAAAACATCTGAGCTTTTAATTTCAGATAAAGCAGTTAAACAGGAAATGAACAGACTTAAAAAGATTTTTAAAAAGCATTATCGAGAAATTGACGAAAACGGAAAATCTCATAATAGCGACAAAGGAGAATTGATTGAAAGGCTGATTTCCGAGGCGGCTTTCATTCGTTGCGTACTCTTAGAAGCCCAAAGGCTCATCAAATCACAAGGCCTTGAAACCACAACGGTGAATGCCTCGCAGAAATTCCGCAAGGCAATTCCTGCCGTTACAATTTATTCTGACTATATGCGAACTTACACCTCTGTAATCAACACTTTGATTTCCTATATCCCCGAAAAATCAGAGAGAAAGCAGTCAAGACTTGAGGCGTTAATGCTTGGCAGTTAATTATATTCAAGAATATTACAATCGCATTTGTAGCGGAAAAATCGTAGTAGGAAAATGGATTAAAAAAGTTTACGCAATGGTTCTTGAAGGCATTGAAAAAGGCTTATGGTTTTACGATGAATCAAAAGCTGATAAGGCTGTAAAATTTATTGAGAATTTTGTGCATCACAGCAAAGGCCGACACGATTTGTTGCACCTTGAGTTGTGGCAGAAAGCTATTGTAAGTTGTCTTTTTGGCATAGTCGATAATCTTAACAACAGGCAGTTTCATGAAACTTTGATTGTAGTAGCTCGCAAGAACGGTAAGACATTATTTGCAGCGGCAATTGCTGAATATATGGCATATGCTGACCGTGAATACGGAGCTGAAATTTACTGTCTTGCCCCAAAATTGGCACAAGCAGACCTTGTATATAATGCTTTTTATCAATCGGTTAAACTCGATGAAGAATTATCATCAGAAGAAATGACGAAAAAAAGAAAGAACGATATCTATGTCATTCCGATGAACACGACGATTTCAAAAGTCGCATTCAACTGCAAAAAAGCTGACGGATTCAATCCACATCTTACAGTTTGTGATGAACTTGCCGCTTGGCCGGGACAAGCAGGTTTGAAACAGTATGAGGTAATGAAATCAGCCCTCGGCTCACGAAAACAACCGCTTATTTTATCAATAACTACAGCCGGGTACATCAACGACGGAATCTACGACGAACTGTTCAAGCGCTCTACAAGATTTCTCAAAGGTAAACTTGGAGTAGGTGAAATGAGATTACTCCCATTTTTGTATGTGATTGACAATATACAAAAATGGGATGACATCAACGAACTAAAAAAATCAAATCCCAATCTTGGAATATCAGTTTCAGAAAGTTATTACCTTGAAGAAATTGTTGTGGCAAAAAATTCAACCTCGAAAAAGGCTGAGTTTATGTGTAAATATTGCAACATCCTGCAAAACAGTTCTATTGCTTGGCTTGCATATGAAGATGTTGCACTTGCAGGCGGTGAACCTCTTAAGTTAGAAGATTTTCGTAAATGCTACGCTATCGCAGGTGTTGACCTGTCAAGAACAACTGACCTCACGGCGGCAACTGTTATAATCTGCAAGAGTGGCCACTTCTACATTTTTACACAATTCTTTATGCCCGAGGACAGCTTCAAAAAAGCCTGTGAAAATGAGCCTGAAACAAAGTACGAAGTGCATAGAGCAAAAGGAAGAATTGCCATTAGTGGCCAGCATTTTGTTGATTATCACGATGTGTTTAATTGGTTTGTAATGCTTCGCAAAGAATACAAAATAATGCCGTTAATGATTGGCTACGATAGATATTCAGCGCAGTATTTAATTCAAGATTTGGACGCATCGGGTTTCAAGGTTGATGATGTCTTTCAAGGTACAAACCTTTCGCCAATTATGGATGAATTCGAGGGCTTGTTAAAAGAAGGCAAAATACATTTTGGCGACAATGAATTGCTAAAAAAACAGTTCCTTGATGTCGCTGTGAAAATTAACGATTCAGATGAACGAAAGAAACCGGTAAAAATTGAGAGCAGATTGCACATAGACGGACCTGTTAGTGTTTTTGATGCTTTTACGGTAAGAAGTAAGCATTATAAAACACTTGGCAAAATGTTAGAAAACAGAAAGGCGGGATAACTTGGGGATTTTTCAAAAACTTTTTAAACACTCGGCTAAAGCATTCCTGAATTTTTCCCACAGTGAAAGCGGAAATAATTATAACAGCCGTAGCGAGATTATCAACAGTATTGCAGATAGAATTGCGACACAAGTATCGAAACTGCAACCGCAGGTTATAAGAAATTCCGCAAACGGAACAGTAATCAAGAATGACAGTCTTGCTCGTTTGCTGTCAACCCGACCTTGTAAAGAGCTGAATACTACAGATTGGCTTTATAAGATAGCCTATCAATCGGTTATAAGCGGTGACGGTTTTGCTATTATTTGCTATAACGATGATTTCTCGGAAATTGAGGCTATTCGTCCTGTAATCTGTACAAATTATCGCATTTTTGAAGATGAAGGTATATTATTTTTTCGGTTTATCTGGTCGTATGACAGCAAGGAATATACAGTTCCCTATGATTGCGTAATTCACTTGAAAGACCGTCCGGGTAAAAAACGATTCCTCGGAAGTGATCCTGACGATGATTTAGCTACATCGGTAGATATGCTTGACACTACATATGACGGTATCAAAAACATTGTGAAAAATTCTGCTCACCTCAGGGGCTACTTGAAATTTAACAACTTCATTGATGAAGAAGATTTGAAAAACAAAATCAAAGAATGGAAAGAAGCTTATATGACCGCCGAGAATGAAGGTGGCATTGCAGGTCTTGGCTCGGAATTTGAATTCAAGGAATTAAATCAAACTCCAAAAAGTATTCCAACCACACAGCTTTCATTTTTCAAGACTAACATTTATGACTATTTCGGAGTATCTGAAAAAATCATTAAAGGCGAATATTCCGAAACTGAGTGGAATAACTTTTACGAATCGAAAATTGAACCCATAGCGATGAAGCTGTCACTTGAATTTACCTATAAGATATTCTCGGAGCGCGAAAGAGGGTTCGGAAATAAAATTGTTTTCGTTGCTAACAAATTACAGTATGCTACTACACAAACTAAGATGACCGTTATGCAAGCGTTGTTTGATCGTGGTTTTATTACTATCAATCAAGGTCTTGAGATGATGGATATGCCGAGCCTCGGCGAAGAAGGAGATATCAGAATGGTAAGCCTTAACTATGTTAAGACTGATGACCAGTCATTATATCAGACAGGAAAGGAGAACAATGATGCCCCAGATTAAAAATAACATTAACGAAATTTTTCACATTCGGAATGAAACTGAAACATCAGCGGATTTGTATTTTTACGGTGACATTGTGAGTGACCGTTGGAGCGCTTGGAGTGATGAGGACCAGTACCCGGAAGCCATTCAGCAGTTGCTCAAAGGTCAGGAAGGCAAAGACCTGAATATCTACATCAATTCAGGCGGTGGTGATGTTTTTGCCGGTATGGCAATCTATAACATCATTAAAAGACACATAGGCTTTAAAACCGTTTATGTTGACGGTCTTGCTGCATCCATTGCATCAGTTATTGCAATGGCAGGTGATAAATTGGTAATGCCTAAAAATGCGTTTCTGATGATACATAAACCGTGGTCTTTTGTTATCGGTAATGCAAACGATATGTTGAAAGAAATTGAATTGCTTAATGCCATTGAGCAGAGCATTGTCAATATATACGCAGAACATCTTGCTGATAATGTTGACACCGAAACAATCGCAAAAATGGTTGATGCAGAAACTTGGCTCACCGGTGAACAGGCGGCTGAATATTTTAGGGTAGATGTTGCAGCGGAAAAACAGATTGCCGCTTGCACGAGTGCTCAATTTAAAAACCAGCCCAAAAATCTTGTAGTTGTGACTACTGAAAGAGAGAAAAATCTTTCGGCAAAGTCATCAAAAATAAAATCGCTGTGTATCAGCGGAATTTTGAAGGGAGAATGATTAGTAATGACTATCAAAGAACTTAAAAACAGACTTAAAGAAATTGCTGTTGAGGCAAAGGCTGCTGAAACAAGCGGTGATGACGCAAAGCTCGACAAATTGATTGAAGAAGCAAACACAATCAATGATAAAATTGAGCGTGCACAGAAGCTTGCTGAAATCGTCAAAAATGCTACAGCGGCAGAGGAAAGTGAAGGTGAACAGCAGGAACCTACACCTGAAAACCTCGCAGAAAAAAGGGGCAAAAAGCTCAAAAACGGCGAAACAGTAAGAATGAACAAGACGATTGTAACGCCAAAAGCGGCAATCAGTACAACAACAATTGCTATGCCACATCACACAGCGGAAGATGTCAGAGATACATTCAATGATGTTTCAAGCCTTATCGATGCGGTTAAGATTGTTCCTCTCGACGGTGGCGAAAGCTATCAGAGAGGTTTTGTAAAGTCATATGGTGAAGGCGACTACACAACAGAAGGTTCAGACGCGGCAACAGCAGAACCGACGTTCGATTATGTTGATATCAATAAAACCTACATTACTGCATATGCGGAAGAGCCTAACGCAATTCGCAAACTTGCCCCGGCGGCTTATGATGCCGTAATCAGCAATTCTACATCAAGAGCCGTAAGAAAGAAGCTCTCAAAGCAGATTCTTGTAGGCTCAGGTGAAACCGGTTCAATTGTCGGCATTTTCAATGCACCTGCAAAGGTAATTGATCCTACCACGGATATGGAGGTAACCGCAATCACAGGAACCACCCTTGACGACATCATTTACTCATACGGTGGCGAAGAAGATGTTGAAGGTTTTTGCGGTCTTATTCTCAACAAAGCCGACCTCAAGGCTTTTGCAAAGCTCCGTACAGATGACGGCAAGAAGGTTTACGATATTAAGAACAACGGTAATTCCGGTACAATTGACGGCGTTCCGTTCATCATCAACTCAGCTTGTAAAGCTGTTTCGGCACCCGGAACAACCAAGGGCGAGTATTGCATGGCATACGGTCCGTTCTTTAACTATGAACTTGCTGTTTTTTCTGACATGGATGTGTCAATCTCAACTGAGTACAAATTTAAATCAGGACAGATTGCACACAAGGCTGAAATGTATGTGGGCGGTAATACGGCATCATACAACGGCTTTGTTCGTGTGAAGAAAGGCTGATGATTAAATGTCATCAACAGACGATTTATTGACAATGGCTAAACTCAGAGTTCGCAAAATTAGTTCGGATGCCCTCGATGAGGACATCCGACAGCACATTGACTTTGTTTTAGCTGACTTGGAGCGCATAGGAGTGCATCCAAGCTGGCTCAAAAAACCTGACGCACTTATAAAAGAGGCGGTACTTGTGTACTGCAAGGCAAATTACGCAAAAACAGTTGATGATAAACTGACAAACAGTTATAACATCATCTTGTCGAAAATCAAAGGCAGACTGAAATATAGTAAAGTGAGGGCAAACGATGAATAGTGAATGTATTGTTACCTTGGTTTCACTGAAATCGTGCGGAACGAACTATATCGGTGAATTTATTACCAAGGAAGTAAAAAGGCAGGTTTTCGCTGTTAAAAAGTCTGTGAATCAATCAGAATTTTTTCAGGCTGCAGCGGCAGGATTTAAACCCGACATTGTGCTTGACATAAGCGAGTTTGAGTACAACGGAGAAAACTTCTGCATTCTTGCAGGTCAGCGGTACAAAATTTACCGCACTTTTTCGGCGAAAGATACAGAACGAATGGAACTGTATTTAACGGCAGTAGTAGGTGAAACAAATGTCACTCCCGAAAGCAGTTAAAATCACAAAAAACGGTGTTGAGATAATCAGCAATGTTGACCGTATTCAATATACGCTCAAAGAGCTTGAACGAGCCGCTCTGCGTGATGTCGGCAAGTTGGTATGTAAACGGTCACGACAAAAAATAAAACGCAGGACGGGGCGCTTAGCGAAAAACACGCAGTATTGGGTTCGTTCAAAGCAAAAAACTCCTGACTTGCAGGTAGGCTTTAAGCCGGGCGGATTTTACGGCTTGTATCAAGAAATCGGTACAAGCAAAGCTCCAAAAATCGGAGCATTGAGCGACGCTGCCGAAAGCAACATTAAAGACATTATAAAGATTGAACAGCAATACCTCAGTGCCGTAGGTACAGAAGAGGCAGAACGCAAATTGAACGAGGGGGAATACAGCGGTGAATAGCATTAAAAATTTATTAAATGCGGTTTTGTCGCAGTATGTCCCCTCATTTTTTATGGTTGGTGACGGCTTCCCGAGGCTTGTTTACGAACTGAAACAGCTTTACACCGACGAGCCGTACAAGAAATATCTTGTTACGCTTAATCTGTACGATAGGTTCACCACCGAGAAAATCGACAATATTGTGGATGAAATCTATTCGGATATTGCGAGAGCAACCTATACACAGGGTAAACGGCATTACAAGTTTTACAACAACGGCGACAGGCAGTATGTCGCCGAATCGGACAAAACAATAAATAGAATAATGGCAACCCTTGAATTGAGGGTTTATGAAAGAGAGGACGATTGAAATGGCAACAGTTAAGCCACGAAAGATTAAACCGTACAGCGGTTACAGCAATAAGACGGCTGACCGTATGTTACTTGACGCAGGTGCGTTTTTTGTAAATTACGATCCTGCTACGGACACATATGCAAGCGCCAAAAAGGCAGGTAAGTGTCTTGGTGTAACAATCAAAGGCGGTGAATTTTCCGCAAAGCCGACACTCAGACGCCTTGAATTTGACGGCGTAAAAACAAGAACTAAAGGCGACACAGTAGTTGACGGTTGGGAAGTTTACATCAAGGCAACACTTGCTGAGATGACTACCCAGAACTTCATTTATGGCCTTGGAATTGCCGACAAAGGCACAGACGAAAAGGTCGTAGGCTACGATGTAATCACGGGTAGAGATGTTATTCTTGACGGTGACTACATTAAGAATATCACTTGGGTAGGCTGTCTCCTCGGAGAGGATAAGCCGTGCATTATTCAGGTGTTCAACGGCTTCAATGAGAACGGTCTTACACTTGCGATTGCCGACAAAGATAATGGCAAGGTTGAGGCTCAGTTCTACGGTAACCTTTCACCCGAAGTTTACGATTCAGAGGACGAAATCAAACCACCGTTTAAGATCTTCAGACCGACAGAAAAAACGGAAACAACGGAAACATCGGAGGCATAATTATGAGAAAATTAAGCATTAAAGACGCATTCACTCTTGCTCGCATTATCAAAAGAGCAGACATCAAAGAGGAAATTGCAGACTTTGCAAATCGTATCGCTGTTAAAAAAAACAGCAAAGATGAAACAGTCAACACCGAAGCGGTCGGTCTTGAATTTGTGATTACTCTGTTAACTTCTTTGGCAACCAAAGAAACAGAACAGGAATTCTATTCATTACTTGCCGACATCAGAGGCGACATTACTGCCGATGAGGTAAGTAAATTAAGTATTCCCGAAGTCCTTGACAATGTAAAGGCAATCATCAGGGAAAATGATATTAAGAATTTTTTTACCTCAGCCTTAGCCTTGAAGTAAGAACATATGGAATGCTCGTGCAGTATTGTTGCGGCAATACTGCCATACTACAAAGGCTGTCTTTTTCAGAGGCTAATGAGATAATCAAAAATGCGATTGATGACCGTGAGGACGAAATGCTCTACAAAGCATATATGCTCACGATGACAGGCAGATTTACAGGTGTGTCATATGTTGATTTTGTAAACAAGGTTAAAAATCAAATGCAGACAGGTGCGGAAGAAACCGTAAATGTCGAAACTGTCGAAAGCAAGATTGCAGATTATCTTAATAATTACAAATGGGAGGAGGTGTAGCTAATAATGGCTGTTGAAGTATTTAAGTTATTTGGTTCTATATTCGTAAATAACGATGAAGCAAACAAATCCATTGCAGAGACCGAGAAAAAAGGTAAAGGTGTTGCCGCAACCTTAGGTAACGGTATCAAAACCGCAGGCAAATGGGGAGCGGCAATGGTCGGAGGTGCGGCGGCAGGTGTCGGAGCATTATCGTCAGTTGCCGAAAATACCAGAGAATACCGCACCGAAATGGGTAAACTCGACACAGCTTTCACCACAAACAAATTTACAGCGGCAGATGCAAAACAGACTTACTCTGACTTGTATGCCGTAGTCGGTGACAGCGGACAGGCAACTGAGGCGGCTAATCATTTATCATTGCTTTGCGATTCCACAAAAGACCTGCAAAGTTGGACAGAGATTTGCACAGGTGTTTACGGTCAATTCGGTGATTCCTTGCCTATTGAGGGTTTGACAGAGGCGGCAAACGAAACCGCAAAAGTTGGACAGGTAACAGGTCCGCTTGCCGATGCTCTTAACTGGATGGGCGTGTCAGAAGATGAGTTCAACGAAAAACTTGCAAAATGCTCATCAGAACAAGAAAGACAGCAGTTAATCACATCCACCCTCACATCGCTATATTCTGATGCGTCGGCTCAATACAAGAAAACAAATGGCGATGTAATGGAATCTAACAGAGCTCATCAGCAGTTGTCTGACACTATGGCTCAGATTGGTGCTGTCGCCGAGCCTGTCCTTAACTCTCTTATCGGTCTTGGCGGTAAACTCCTCGAACAGCTCTCACCATTGATTGAGAGTGTGGCAAACAACCTTGCCCCTGTTTTAATCAACATTTGCGAAGAGGTAGCACCGATAATTGTGTCAATGCTTGAACAGATTATGCCGTTGATTGAGGAATTGCTGCCGTTTATAGCTCAGCTTATGGAGCAGTTAGCCCCTATCATCGTACAGATTGTGGAGCAATTATTTCCGCCTTTACTGCAGATTATACAGGACTTGTTACCGTATTTCATGCAGATAATTCAGGCTATAATGCCGTTATTCAGTACGCTTGTAGAACTCTTAATGCCCGTAATCGAGGTGTTCATTCAGCTTGCCGGTGTGTTGCTCAACGGCTTGTTGGCGGCACTTACTCCGATTATAGAGGATTTAGCTACATTTTTGAATGATTTGCTTACACCTCTTATCCCGATTATCAGTGAGTTGTGCGATACAATTGTCGGCATTCTACAGCCTGTCTTTGAACAGCTATCGCCTGTTATATCACTGGTTTTTGACGCTCTTCGCCCGGTTCTTGACCTACTCGGTGAAATGCTTGAAACACTTATCCCTGCACTTGTTCCGGTGATTGAATGGTTGGCGCAAATCTTTTCGGAGGTTTTAGGCGGTGCAATTAAAGGAGTCAAAAAAATTCTTGAACCGCTTTCGGGGATTTTTAATGGAATTGTAGATTTCGTAAAAGGTGTGTTTTCGGGAAACTGGGAACAAGCGTGGAACGGTGTTGTTAACATTTTCAAGAATGTATTTAACCTTTTGCCTACATTCGTTGAGAATGTAATCAACGGCATTATTTGGATTATTAACAAGCTCTTGGAAGGCGTAAACTGGGCAACATCAATGATTGGTTGGGAAATAGATCCGATTCCGGAAGTAACTTTACCTCGTTTCCGTGCCGGTATTGATTATGTTCCACACGATAAGTTCGCCGCATATCTTGATGCCGGCGAGGCAGTCCTCACAGCCCAAGAGGCTGAGGAGTATCGTCAATCAAAGCGTGAAGGCAGAGGCTCAGTCTTTGAAAACGATTCCACTAATATCATCAACAACATCAGTATCAATATTCCCTCTGTTGCAATTAATAACGACATGGATATTGATAGCTTCGTTGACGATATGAGCAATCGGTTAGCTGATGAAGTCACAAGGAGGCAGAAAGCGTATGCATAACTTTTATTTTGGTAATAAATGGCTATCATATTTTGGCGGTCGTATTACGAAAGCGCCACAGCACGAAATCCCTGCCAGAGATGTTTCAACGGTTGAAATCCCGTGCAGAGACGGTGATGTTTTGCTTGATAACGGGCGGTGGCAGAATGTTGAATTTGAGCGTGAAATCTGCTTTTTGCCGTATCTGTCCGAATTGTCAGCCAAACATCTTGCGAGGGCTGTTATCGAATGGCTCACTTTAAATAGAGGCTATCAAAAGTACAAGGATACTTACAATCCCGGATATTTCACCGAGGCTTATATTTCAAATACTGACGACATTGTTCGCGAATTGCCGTCATTACTAACAACAAAAATCAAATTCAACCGCAAGCCGTGGTGGTATTCAGAGCTTGGACAGCGGACTATTGATTTTGAAGTTGTTAATAAATCGGTTTCCTTGCACAATCCCGAACAATATGAATCCTTACCTACTATCATCATAACTAACACGAATGTGAGCGGTGGCACTACGGCAGTTGCTAAAATTAACATAAACGGTGAATCACTTGATTTGAAGTGCACAGCCAAATATGACTACGCTGTGCTTGACGGCGAAACTATGCAGTATATAGCACACAAATCAGACGGTACAACTAATTTTGTTGACGATACTATCCCCCCTAAGTTAAAGGTCGGAGACAATCAAATTGTTGTAACGGCATATAAAAACGCGTTTCTGTCGATAAAACCAAATTGGAGGCGATTGTAAAAGTGTTCCCTTTGTTGTATAAATCGGATTTTAAAACAATCGGCCCAAGTAGATTTAATTTGCTCGGACGGATTACGGAAATAATCAGCGGTAAAGTTACCGAGGAACGGAACGGTGATTATTTGCTCGAAATGGAACTATCAACAACGGACAGATGTGCTGATTTACTCGACACGCAGTATTTCATTAAGGCAAAACCGAACCCAACCGATGAACCGCAGTATTTTGAGATTTACGATTTGCAGTACAAAGATAAAAAATCCGTTGTAATCAAAGCAAAGCATATCAAGCATAATTTGTATAACAATTTTTTGGTTGAAGTACAAAATCAGACAGACATAATGCGCACACCTGCGGAATGGTGGTATTACCTTTGCACGGGACATGAGGAGGGCTTGCAAACGCAAATGACCTTGTGGGCGCACTACTTTAAATTTACATCTGATATCACCACAAAATCCTCTATGACACTCGGTTTTGTTACTCCGTGTACTCTCGGAGATTTTATGGGCGGCGCTGACGGTTCGCTTGTTGATGTTTTCGGCGGTGAATATAAATACAACAACTTTAATGTATCGTTGTTAAAAAGCCGTGGGGCGGTTACAGACTGCCATTTGCGTTGGGGCAGTAACATCAGCAGTCTTACGCAAACGCTTAATTCAGATGATATCTGCTCTCATGTTGCAGCTTATGCCACCTGCCACGACACATACAACGACAAGAACGTCATCCTCTGCTCTCAACCGCAAGAACTCAAAACCCATAAAGCTAAGCTCATTAAAGTGAAAACGGTTGATGTGTCGGACGGCGGTTCGGTCTACATCGGCGACGAAACAGGTTACTGGGATTTTAATGCCCACACAGGTGAGAACAAGGACTTCTTGATTCAAAAGCTAAATATTCAAGCACAGGTTTTAAGAGGACAGCTCGTAAACACAAACGGAGCGCCTACGCTTAATGTAAAGGTTGACTACCCCCCAACACTTAATGAAATGCTTGGACTACATTTATGTGATAGTGTTTATGTTGATACCGAAAACGATAGCTTACAAGCCAAAATCATTAAAACAGACTATGATTTTGTACTCGAACGGTGGAACAGTCTCGAACTTGGTACACCGAAATCAAAGTTATCAGATTATATAATAAAATGAGGTGAAAACATTGAATATTAACCATACCAAAATGACGCTTGAGATTAACAGCTGTAAAAACTACGAAATTTTAGAAGTCAGACAGGGCGACAAAGGCTCACGCATTATTGATTTTGCGTTCACCGTCAACGGTGAAACTGTTGACCTTGCCTCTACGATGTCAGCAAAAGTCAATGCTACGGTTGATGATGTAATCGTAGCAGACAACGTAGCCGCTGTCGTTGACACCAAAAATAATGTGGTCACAGTTACGCTTACAGACACAATGCTTGCTTTGTCGGGAATTTGCAAAATGGACATTGTGCTTACAGAAAACGACGAAATCATAACCGCTGAAACCGTTTGTTTGCGTGTAGGAAAAAGCGTAATCAACGATGATAGCAAAGCCTTCCCGGGCGCAAGCTCGATTGTGGAAATCACAAAAGAAGTCGAGAATGCAAGAGGCGGTTCTAATTCGCTCGGAGCAAGGCTTGATACTGTTGACACAAATCTTACGAAGAAAGCAAACAAAAGCGACATTGATTCGATTAATTCCCATTTACAGAGTGCTGAGGCAACGCTGAAGAATAAAGCTAACATAGCTGATGTGAGCAACAGTCTTGCAAGTAAAGCCAATAAATCGACAACACTCGCAGGCTACGGAATCACGGATGCCTATACAAAAGAAGAGGTACAAAAAAGGCTTGGCGGAAAGCTCGATTCAAAACCGTTTGATGATGAGCCAAAACAGGGCAGTCCGTGTTATCTCACGAGCGGAGCAGTTTACAACGCTCTGCTTGTTAAAGCCGATAAAACCGCCTTGGCAACTAAATACGATTCATCAAATATTGAAAGCGGAACATCAACGCTGACCCCTTATTCAACCATTGCCGATAAAATCAAAAGTGCAAGCTGTACATATAAGACGATTGGCGACATCGTAATCGTCAGTGCAACGGTCAAAATGAACGCAGTATCTCTTGGCGGCAATAGCATGTGTCCGCTGATTGATTTGCCGTACAAATGTATTTCCGAGGACAATGTTTTTTGTGTCGGTATTTCAAACCTTGGCAAGCTCTTTAAATTTGCCATTCCGAAAAATAACACTTGGCTACAGTTTTCAACTCAGGATAAGACCGCATATACATTCGCAGACGGCGAGCAAATTAATGTGATTTGCTTGTACAAAATTAAATAACGGAGGTATGAAAAAATGGAATTAAAAGAAAAAATCACACTTGATATGCTCACAAAGGACAGCGTGTCGGTACTCAGACAGCAGTTTTTGACCTTTAACGGTGAAGAAATGCAGGTAGGCGGTAACATCCGCAATGCCTACATGAACAGCAAATCGGGCAGAGAACAGCTTAAAACGGTGCTGTCAGACGAATATTACAATGCCGTTATGGCGGTGTGGGGTGACAATCCAACCGTTGATGAGCCGACAGAAAGCGAGATTGAAGTAAAATGACACCCGAAGTAATTGTATCGGTTATATCGCTGTTTGGTACTTTAGTTGGCACTCTTGGTGGTATTTGTGTAAGCAACCGAATGTCAAACTATCGAATCGAACAGCTCGAAAAGAAAGTTGAAAAACATAACAATCTCATTGAGCGCACATATGCGATTGAACAGCACAATGCGGTTGTGGACGAAGAAATTAAGGTCGCAAATCACAGAATTGAAGACCTTGAAAAAATCAGCGAAAGGAAAGAATGAAAATGAAAAAGATTTTTACCAAAGAATGGGCAAAAGCAACAGCCGTCAGAGCTATTAAAACGGTAGCACAGACAGCTATTGCAACAATCGGTGTATCTGCCGTTATGACAGATGTAAACTGGATTGCAGTAGGCTCGGCATCTCTGCTTGCAGGTGTGTTGTCTGTGTTGACAAGCATTGCAGGTTTGCCCGAAGTGAACGAAAGCGAGGAATAATTATGAGTAATTCAAAACTTGTTAATTACACAAAATTAAGCCCAAACCACAGCGGTAAGCGTACACACAGTATTGACCGCATTACTCCACACTGTGTTGTAGGGCAGTGCTCAGTCGAAACCCTCGGTAATATCTTTATGAACACGAAAAATGAGGCAAGCTGTAACTACGGAATCGGCTATGACGGCAGAGTGTTGCTTTGTGTAGATGAGGGCAATCGCTCTTGGTGTTCATCAAGCAATGCCAATGACCAGAGAGCAGTCACAATCGAATGTGCAAGCGACACGGTAGCTCCGTACACAATGAACAGTAAAGTGTACAACAAACTTATTACACTATGCGTTGACATCTGCAAGCGTAATGGCAAGACTAAACTGCTTTGGTTTGGTAATGAAAGCAAGACGCTAAATTATTCACCAAAGTCAAATGAAATGGTATTGACTGTACATAGGTGGTTTGCGAATAAATCTTGTCCGGGCGACTGGCTCTATAACAGGCTCGGCAATCTTGCAGACGAAGTAACCGCACAGCTCGGCGGTAAAACATCAAATAAGGAGAATGAGGAAATGATTAAATACGGCTCACATAACACGGCTACACTCGCATTTAAAAAGCAGTTGATTACCCTTTATAACATGAAAATTATCAAGACAAAGGTTGATAACTCAAACGGTTTCGGAGATGGAACGTTAAAAGCCATCAAAGAGGCACAGAGAGCAGGTAAGGTCACAGTTGATGGTATTGTTGGAGAAAAGACAATCAATGCTATCTATCATCTTATCAATGACGGTATTAGAGCCAAAGACAGCAAAATCGCCAACGCTAAAAAGGCACTCGGCTGATTAAACTCTAAAGAACATTCTTATAATTGCAAAAATATTCCCCTCATCCGCCGTAAAAAGCGAGTGAGGGGAGTTTGTTATTTGCTATTATTTGCTGTTGCAATCCTTTCAAGCTCACGGATACAGTTTACAAATTAAAGGTGAGGTGAATATCACAACTTTTTCTGCCTTGCATTTGCCTAACATTTTTAACCGTTTTTCTTGTATTTTAGCGTATTTTAGCAGATAAAAAGCAAAAAAAATAACCGCACTAAAAAGCTTAAAAATGGCTTTCTAATGCGGTTTTTTCTATGGTCGAGGTGACAGGACTTGAACCTGCGGCATCTTGGTCCCAAACCAAGCACTCTACCAAACTGAGCTACACCTCGAAATGTTGCTTAATAACAACAGCTTGATTATTATATACCATATTTTCAGATTTGTCAACATGATTTTCGCTTTTTATTCAAAATTAATTTAAATATTTTGAAAATCACCATAAAACAGACCGAAAATGTGGTACAAAACAGCCGTCCCTACATAAGAAACGGCTGTTGGTGCAGGTAACTTGCAAGGGGGATAGGAATGGGGAAAATAGGGGATTTTGTTAGCTATATGTAAGCTACGGAACATAATTATGAACAATTCAGGATAATATAAGACTATATTTTGTTGATTGCATTCACTAATTCTTTTGGGTTAATGTGGGTGTAAACCTTTTCGGTCAAGTCCATTTTCGACTTGTGACCGACTATTTTTTTGATGATTGTGTGGTTCACATTTGCCGATACAAGCATTGAAATGCAGGTATGTCTTGTTTCGTGTATGGTGTGGTCTAAACCTAAATCGTTTTGCAGAGGTGTCCAGTAGTTGCGTTTAAAGTTATCGTATTTCAGCGGCTTGCCATTGGTGTTATTCAGAACATATCCACATTGAGAATCGCTGATGAATTTCTGCCAAAACGGCAGTACTTTGTCTGCTATAGGCACGGTTCGTACACCTGAATCGGTCTTTGAACTTTCAACAAAGAAAGTCTGTTCGTCAAGGTTTACATTTGAAATTTTCAGATTGAGAAGTTCAGACACACGCACTCCCGAATAAATCAGCATAAGCACTATTTTTACCGAATCAAGATTTGAATATTCCCACAAAAGATTTATTTCGCTTTCCGAAAACTCCCTGCGTGCTCGTTTTGTTTCATCTGACTTTGCATTGATTTTCAATTTTTCTGCAAGATTGTTATGGAGCATATCGTGAAATATGCAGTATTCGTAGATTTTGTTCAACAGAATTTTAATTCGCCTAACCGATTGATAACCGTTGTTGCAGTTGTCGAGAACTCGTTGCATATCAATGATTTTTATATCGGACATCTTGCGATTGTATAACATTGAGCATTGTTTGTATGCCGCATTATACTGTCTTTTGGTGTTCGGATTTGTGTCTTCAGTGATGAACTCCTTGTACCAAAGTTCATGAATTTCTGAAAAAGTATGTCTTGCCGAATCAACATCAAACGGATTTTGATTGTACTCAGCAAGAGCGTTCAGAGCTTTCGGCTTGTTGGGAAAGTAGCCTATAACTCTACGTTCCTGATTGCGTGTTTCTTTGTTGTAGCCTATTGTCACGCAGGCAACCCACGGATTGCGCCTGTTTCCGCTCAGCTTATAAACAGAGCCGTAGCCGTTAGGCAGTTTCATTTTATACACTCCTTTTACTTAAAAAAGGGTGCAAAAATTCCTTGTGTTATTTATCTGCAAAACTTGCAAAACACAAGGGAGTATGGTACAATTATATTGCTGTTTAAGTACCGTTGCACCCTATGTGTAATGGTTTCCGCTCTATCCTGTTGGCGCAGGGTAGGGCGGATTTTTTATTTTACTAAATTTTTAGCGTATAGCTTATCTTTCTTTAGTTCTTCTGAATCGGGGCGACTTACTTTAGTTTCAAGTCCGTCAATATGTTCAAAGAGACTTGGTTTAATCGTGTGCCACATAGGGTCTAAAATAAAATCAATGCCCTCTCTGCGGGCGTGCTTAGCAGCAGGAACAAAGTCGCTGTCACCGGCAATTAATATAATACGATCAACTTGCTTTTTGTAAGATAAAGATGCAATATCCAAGCCTATTTTCATATCGACACCTTTCTGTTGTATATCAAGTTTGAAATGACTTTCTTCCAGGTCTGTAATGGCGAGTTTACCATTGCACAATTTCTTTACATATTCAGGCTTAATTGTGTATCCAACGGTACTTTCTAAAAGTTCACCTTTTCTAAAAGCTACTTTTCTTTTAGATTTTAGTTCCTCAAAAAACTCCATAGACCATTTATACTGATCAGTTTTAGATAAATCAATTTGTTCTTTAGTGAGGGGATGATATACTTTCTTAGTTGAAGGAAGACAATCATAGTAGAAAATGCGATAAAGGTATTTTTCTTCTGAATAACTGTTGCGAGTTTTTTTATTCATGTAATGCCTACTGCAATATTGAACCAATTCTCTTGCCCTATCTTTTGGGTTTTTATCTCCCCATAAATAATTTGCTCTTCTTAAATAAAAAGCACCGTCAACAAGGATAGCAATTCTTATCATGCGAAAATTCTCCTTTATGTAAAAAACTCTTGGGGTCGACACATCCCATATGGTGGGAGGTTTACTGCCAAGAGTTTACACTAACAATAAAATTAAAATTTAATGTAGTAATACTACATTTTTATTATATGCAAATTCAAGACATTATTCAATAGGTATTTTAAAT